CGCAATTTACCCACACTGGAACATGAGCGAAGGTACAACTGCTACCGTTCGTTTCTTGCCAGATGCAGATTCAAAGAATACATTCTTTTGGGTAGAACGTCAAATCATCAAGTTACCATTTAATGGTGTTAAGGGTGATCCCAACATGAAGCAGGTAGTTGTTCAAGTACCTTGCGTAGAAATGTATGGTGATAGTTGCCCTGTACTTGCAGAGGTTCGTCCTTGGTATAAGGATGAAACACTTAAGGAACTTGCTAACAAGTATTGGAAGAAACGTAGTTATATTTTCCAAGGCTTTGTTCGTCAGAACCCACTCGGCGATGACAAAACTCCTGCGAACCCTATTCGCAGATTCATCATCAGCCCACAAATCTTTACTATCATCAAATCCTCATTAATGGATCCTGAGATGGAAGAACTACCTACAGATTATATGCGCGGTCTTGATTTCAACATCAAAAAGACTAGCAAAGGTGGTTATGCTGATTACAGCACATCTACATGGGCACGTAAGGAAACTGCACTCACTGAAGCAGAACAGGCTGCGATTGATGCACATGGTCTCTTTAATTTGGTAGACTTCTTACCGAAGAAGCCAAATGAAGCAGAGTTGCGCATCATCAAAGAAATGTTTGAAGCATCAGTAGATGGTCAACCGTATGACAATGATCGTTGGGGAAGTTACTATCGTCCTTATGGTCTAGAAGCACCTGCAGGTACTACGAATGAAAGACCTGTGACTGCTGAAACCAGCACACCCGTAGTAGCATCTGCTTCACATGACGATGAGGACGATACCCCGTCTGCATCAAGTCCTGTGGTTATGCCCAAGGCATCCGATAAGCCCTCAAGTGATAAAGCGCAAGATATTCTTGCAATGATTCGCTCAAGGCAAAATAAGTCAGCCTAAGTAGTAATGGGGAGGTTATCCTCCCCTTTCTCAGGAGAATTCCATGACATTACCAGACGAAAGATACCGTGCATTAAAGCAAGGTAGAAAATTATTAGAAGAACTATGTGATCCAGGAAAGACTCCGCGTGTACCAAGTATCATTAGAGATAGGGCTAGGGGTGCATTAAGGCACTATCCTAGTGACTATGAATTGGAACGCATTGCGGATACTTGTCCAGATTACCTTGACAAAATTAGTTATTCTGATAGAATAAGGATGAATATACAAAGATAAGAGGAACATATGGCAAAAACGATTAAAATAAATGAGAGTTTCTCTCTCAATTACAGTAGCCGTGAGGCAGATAGCGGTGATACCGTTATGGACTGTAATATTAATTTTGACAACCCTAAAGATGACAGTACAATCATTCATAGATTGAACACATGGCTAAATGCTATTGGCCGTTCAGATATTGTGGTTGAACCTAAAGTATATCCTAAAGGAGTCAAGTAATGGGGAAGCCGTTTGATATTAGTAAATTTAGAAAAGATATTACCAAGTCCATTGAGGGACTTAGTATTGGTTTTAATGATCCTACTGATTGGATCAGTACCGGTAACCACGCACTCAATTATCTCATTAGTGGTGATTTTAATAAAGGCGTACCTCTTGGCAAAGTTACTGTCTTTGCCGGAGAATCAGGATCAGGAAAGAGTTACATCTGCTCAGGAAACTTAGTGCGTCATGCACAACAACAAGGTATCTTTGTTGTTCTTGTTGATAGCGAAAACGCACTTGACGAAGATTGGTTGAAAGCACTTGGTGTTGATACTGATGAAAGCAAGTTGCTTAAGTTGAACATGGCAATGATTGATGATGTTGCCAAAACAATTAGTGAGTTTATGAAAAGTTATAAGACGATGCCTACAGAGGATCGTCCTAAAGTTCTTTTCATTATTGACAGTCTTGGTATGCTATTGACTCCAACCGATGTTAATCAGTTTGAATCAGGTGATATGAAAGGTGACATGGGTCGTAAGCCTAAAGCACTGACTTCACTTGTTCGTAACTGTGTTAATATGTTTGGTAGTCACAACGTTGGACTAGTCGCAACTAATCACACATATGCTTCACAAGATATGTTTGACCCTGATGATAAAATTAGTGGTGGTCAAGGTTTCATTTATGCAAGTTCAATTGTTGTAGCAATGAAGAAACTGAAACTTAAAGAAGATGATGACGGCAACAAAGTCAGTGAAGTGCGTGGTATTCGTAGTGCCTGTAAGGTTATGAAAACACGTTACGCAAAGCCCTTCGAAAGTGTACAAGTTAAGATTCCTTATGAGACAGGCATGAACCCATATAGTGGCTTGCTTGATTTGTTTGAGAAGGCAGGCATGTTGACTAAAGAAGGTAATCGTTTGAGTTATACAACCGAAGATGGTGAAATTATTAAGTTCTTCCGTAAAGGTTGGGAATCAAACGAAGATGGATGCTTAGATAAAGTCATGTCAGAGTATCAGAAAAAATCTCAGGGTAAGATAAGTAATGTATCACCTGAGGAGGAACTTGTTGAATGACTATAGAATTAGTTAAAGAATTATGGGATGGACTTAAGCCGATTATTCAACGTGCAGACCACAGCGAAGCGGCAGAGACATTGATTAATTTATTAATTGATAATGATTTTGATACTGCTGAAATTAAAGAAATGTTTCGGCGTGATCAAGCAGTAATGGATGCTCTTAAATTTTTCTCACAAGAGGATGAAACTGAATATGAGGAAGAGGAAGAAGAGTATGAGGAAGATCAATATTACGATGACGAAGATTATTGATGAATTGGTACACACGAATCACACAGGATCTAAGCGTAATACCTGATTTTATAACTCATTATGAAAATGAGTTATCATCTGCAAAAAATGACGTTAGGGTAACTGGCAAGGTCGAAAAAAACATTGCCAACTTACCCGGCGTTACCGAATTTCGGTTCAATCAATTACAAGAAATTGAAGCAGTGTTAAATTACCTTAATGTACAATTAAGGAAAATTCGCCGAAAACATTTTCAAAAATATTTAGAAGCGTATAATAGAGCATTGACTAGCCGTGATGCTGAAAAGTATGTAGACGGTGAAGAAGAAGTCATTGACTTTGAAGTACTGATTAATGAAGTAGCCTTACTAAGAAATAAATGGTTAGGCATTATGAAGGGATTAGACAGTAAGCAATGGCAATTAGGGCACATTGTACGTTTACGTACAGCGGGCATGGAAGATATAACCATTTAATTAAGAGAAATTATGACTAGTTCAACTGCAAAAAACGTTTTTAGTATTAGTGACCTTTTGGGTGATAGAGTAGCATCACGTAAGAGTGGCACTGTTACTGTTAAGGTAGATGACAATCTATTAGTATTAAGTTGTGTGATTTACCGTTTATGTAAACAAGACAAAGTGAATAAAATGCTTAGTCTTAAAGAGTCACGATTATCTAACCTAATCATACCAGAGGATAGAATTCTTGCAGAAAAAATTACCAAACATTTTCAACAAAAGATGCTGGTATTAAAACTGAAAAATATTCCATTGACTCCGTACCGTCAAGACTTAATGAATTTCATTAACAATACTGATGGACAAAATGTTGAGCAAGGATATATCTATCCAGACAGTTATTTAGGTCTTGCGTATAAGTTGCCTTACTTTTATTTCTATGACTTAGAAATCATTAATATGTTTGGTGGTGAGTTTGTTGCTATCAACGGTGAAACTCAAGTTAAGGGTGAATTGACTCTAGAATTTATTAAGACTACTACACCTTATAAAAAATATAACAATATTATTGAATACTGGTTTACGGATCAAAATCAAAACAAGGTAATGTTACCAGTTGAATCACAAAACGTTCTTATTAACTTGTTTGAACAGCACGTTAAGAGTCAGTCAATCACTATTAAGGCTAAATTTTCTGAACGTAAGAAGGATAACATTTCATTTCTTACACCTGATAACAAATTCAAATTAGTGTTGTAACTATGGATTCGGATACAGTCACAGACTTATTGATCCAATACATACAGCAACATCGTAAACTGTTACCCTTTACACTAAATTCATATTTAAAAGAGGGTAACAATATGGTTTACAGATATATCATTATAGATTATAATAGCAACAAGATAGAAGTTAAGGTTTATAACCCTAACTTCATTGTGTTTAAGGTGAATAATCATCCCAAAAACATTAGTACTGATTTAAAGCAGGCACGTAATACAATTGATTCAATTTTTGGAATGGCACATAATTCATGACTACTCAACAAGTTGCTGATTTCTTACGAACCAATGTTGACTGGCATAGGTTCAGTAAATTGGTTAAAGCATTGGGACACCAACTCAATACCGAGCAGTTGCGTTTTCTTAAGGCTCGCATACTAGAAAAGTCAGTAGAACAATATAGTAATAAAACACTAAAGTATGTTGCACAAGATGGTGTTGACTTTCTTATTACAGGATTGAACAACATTAGATTGGAAATGAAATATACCGAAGGTGCCATTTACACTAGTAAGAAAAATGAACTACGAAAAAATTGTAGTATCAAATTAACAAATAGCATGGGTACAAATACTCATGCCCAATTGCCCCCGTACTATGCCGATTATCTTATGTTTGTAAGTAATCGTGGTGCTATTCTTTTTGACAAACCCACACTACAAGCACATAGCACCTCAGGTGGCGATGGCATACATGCCACATTACCCACTGAATTGGGAATCATCATTGCAGACCATACTGTAATGGACCCAAAAGACCA